CTATTTTTTATTTGATTTATTTAAAAATAATTTATAACATTCCTCACAAATATCAATAGTATTTTTATTATCTTTATTTATCATTGTAATTTGGTCTTTATCAAATATTGCTTTTCCACATAAGTCACAATGTATTTTTTTCATTACTCTGCCACATTTAGGGCATCTTTTTATTTCCATCTCTACACCTTCTTCTATATTGGAAATACATTATTAATAACTTTCTGTTCAAATTCACTAACTATTTCTTCTAAATCATTGTCAATACATTCAACTATGCAATCTAGTTTTAAATTTTGTAATTTAACTTTGTCATATTCGTCAAACCACGCATTTGAACTAATTCCACTATCAGCAGTATCAATTCTAAATTGCCTAGAATTATTTTTAATAATATAACCTGCTTTTTTAGCTTGCTTTTTAAAATCTCTGATTTTTAAAGGTACTAAATCAGCAGATTGATAATCTTTTATATAACGGTGTATTGCATCTATAACAAGTTGAGTTCTTAGATACACTTTTCCGTAATCTCCTGTTTTGATTTCTCCTTTTTTAATAGCGTTTCTATTGCAAAAATAAATATTATCTTGTAGCATTTCGTTATACAACACTAGCATTTGTTCTATTACACTTCTTGTATCTTCTCCGCCCTCTAATACTTCTTCACGTATATTTTGTTCAATATACTTATAATAGTCTTGTACAGGCTCTAAATCGTATTTTAAAAGCACTTTATTAAGTAATTCAATTCCACAACTTATGTTAACTGCTGTATTAAGTGGTCTATCCTTTAGATGAAATATTTCTCTTAACTCACTTCTTAAGTTTCTATATTCTTCTACTGGCAAACTTAAAGCTTCTAATATAAGTGTCTTTCCTAACTTTTTAAGTGTTCCTTCATTGTCACTCAACCAGTACATGGATTCACTATTTTTTTCAGTTCTTTCATTCTTACTTATATAGACAATGCAGCTTCTTGTTATATTAGCTTTTTCTTGATTAGGATAACTTTCTTCTCCTGCTATTATTAAAGGTCTGTCAAGTTTAAATTCTTTAACATTAAAGCTCTTATCACCTCTAGAAATAGTTAATCTGTCATAAGCTGTTCTGAAAATATCACTTAATTTCATGACTTTATACTTGTCCATCATGCTTGGCTTAAATTCATCAAACAATATTGGATAATTGCCAGTACTAAGCATTTTTTGAATGGCAAATGGTGATGTTGACATAGCTTTCTTTTCATCTACAGGATAGTTTAATAATGGAGCAACAACTTTTTCCAATATAGTTGATTTACCTGATCCCGATTCCCCAACTATAAGCAAATGATGTAGCTTTTCTGCAATCGCAATGTTATGCCCTACCTCTAAAAAGCTTATTGCACTTCCAATAATAGATATTGCCTTATCATAATTTACAAACTTAAATAAATGTTTCATTAACTCTTTAAGTTCATCTTTTTTTATTGTTTCTGTGTCTAAAATTGATATTTTAGTGTTTTCAGCAATCTTAGAATAATCAATTCCTACTGGAGATATTGATCCAGTAGATGTAATTAATTGAAATCCATTATCTTCTACTGGAATAAACTTAGCACCGTTGTAAATTTCTTTATTATCTATAGCAAAATACTTGTTTATCCATACTTTTAAATTAACTAATTCGCCTACCTTACTACCTATAAAGCTAAAGTCCATACCTAAGAAATTTCTAAAAGTCTTTAAATCATCAAATATCTTAGAAGAACCAACTTTTTCAACTATTTTTCCATCAATGCAGCTCTTTATTTTTAATCTTATTCCTTCTACTTCTGCATCTACTTTTTCAACCTTACTGGCTTCTAAAATTTGAAAATCAGTAATATATACTCTTGCAGGTTTAGAATCTTCATCTTTGCTAAATTTAAACTTATATATCCCTTTTTGGTCCTGTTGTAACTCATTCTTATCTTTTAAATCTAAGCTTCTTTTAAATGCCTGTAATAGCTCTTTTTTAGTATGTCCAGCTTCTAACCAGTCAGTTACATCAATGTTATTTCCCATAGCCTTAATGCTTGGTAAATTAATGATTTTAAAGCTACTAGCAACCTTTATAAAGTTGTATTTAATGTTATCAATATACTTTTGACCTGCTTCTCCTGTATCTCCTATAACTGCGATTTTCATAAACTCGCCTTTAATTTTGTCATAGTCTTTAAATCCTTTTATACTTGTCGTTACGTAATCTTTTTTACTAAGAGTGTTATTTATCGTATTAACATCCTTCTCGCCTTCTACAAAGACAATAGTCTTATTATCAGCTATTCCTTGCAGTAAGTTATAATAATTATAAGGAACTTCATCATATCCACGATTATTAACAACCTGTCCATTTTCTATATGATAGTAAGGTGTTTCTTTTTTACCATCAGGCTTAAGAAACTTAACTTTTGAGTAAATAGGCTTGTTGTTTTCATCTACAAAAGTAAATACTCCTAAAGGTTTATAACCTTTTTTATTACCTCTAGTAACTTGATTTCTTACATATTCTTTAATAGATTCTTCAAAGTCCTCTACTGGTGACTTTTCAACTTCTAAACCTAGATATTCTCTAGCTTCGTTATATTCCATTCCTTTAAAATTCATGATGAAGTCTATTGCATCACCTACAGCACCACAACCCCAACATTTATACCTCTGCTTATTGGCATTAGGTATGAACTTAACACTCATAGAAGGTGTTTTTTCTGAATGGAAAGGACATTTTATATATCCTTCCCTATTGAATTTTTCTCCTGTTTCTTGTTCTACAAGTTGCTTTAAGTCTATATCTTGTAATTCCTTCAATACTTTTTCACCTCCTATAAATTAAATCCATTTAATATTTCTTCTGCTGTCATATCCCTATAAATTCTCTGTTCTATTTCAATTCTTAATTTGCTTAGTTCAACTGCAATCTCATTAAAACCATCTAATGCAGTTTTACCTTTGAATTTTTTAGTTATACATTCCTCTGGATCATGAGTTTTTAAATATTCTTCAGCGTTTTTATTTCTATTTAAGTTGTAATTATATTTTTTCTTTAAAAGAGTTAACTGTTTCTCCATTAAAATCAACCTCTATTTTTAATCTTCTGCTTATTTTTCATTCGCTTTTGGTATCTTTCCTTACCTCTATTCTCTGCATTTAGTCTAGCTGTTACTGTTTTAAATGCAGCATCTATTATTTCATCAACTGTCCTTAGCATTCTTTAACCACTCCTTAAAGGCATATTTACAGTTTGTACACTTGTCTGTACCATCAATTTCAATGATATTTTGTTTTTCAAATTCCTTGTATATATCACAATTACAGCCTTGTTTAGTACAGTTTTTACAGTTATTATCAAAGGTAAGTTCTACTAGTTTAAAGTAATCTTCATTTTCTTCATAAGCCGCATCAAATTCAGATTTCCTTCTCTTAAGAATTATTTCTTTATCTCCATAAGCATCAAGTGTCATTTTGGAACCTTTAGCAGTTCTTTGAAAAGCTTTTAATGATGTGGAATTAATTCTATCTAGTACACTCATAACTCCTTTTATAACAAACGAAGTACCTCTTTTAAGATTACCTATTTCTTGTTTACTTAATAGATTGCCCTCTATAGTTCTTTCAACGTCTGAAGCTAAATGAACTATTCTTACTAAGTTTTCTCTTTCTGTTGTATTGAGATAATCTTTCATCACCAAACAACTCCTTCTAACTTCTTAAATTTCTTAGCTTTCCAATCATCAACTAAAGTCTTACTCACATAACACATTCCTTTTAGTTGCATTAACATTATTTCAACATCTGCAATTTCTTCATGTAAATTTTCAATACGTTCTTCACCTTGTCCAAGTAAAACTCTGCTTATTGCCCTTGTAAGTTCTCCTAACTCTTCCATGGTCTTAATCATTTGTGTGTGTTCTCCAAATGTTCTTATAGCTTTATTGCAAATCTCTGTTTGCTTTTCAATACTAATCATTGCTATCAACCTCGCTTTCCTCAATAAATCCTTTATGCTTAAATAAGTTATATACATAAGCCTGTAGAGTATAATAAATCTCACTTCCCATACACTTCTTATCTACTGGAACTATAACTGTATTGTATTCAGCTTCAATTCCCTTTTTAATTCTTTGCATTAAAGTAAATGGATCATATTGACTTCTATAATTTCCATTTCTCAAATTCTCATGAAAGTCCTTATCTTCTACAAAGAAGAAATATTTTATATCATGCATATTCATATGAGCCAATTCTTTCTTAAGTCTTGCTGCATCTTCTTTAAGATTTCCTGCTATTTCATCAATAGAGTTTTTACGTTCAATTGCTATGTCCCTATCAAAGTAAATATCAGTTGTAAACTGTCCTATAGTACCTTTAGGTATCATAGCTGTATAATCTCCAAAATCATTTTTAATTGTCTTATATGGAATTTTCTTTTTATTGAAAAAATCTAATATGTGTTGATTATTTTGTTCACGACTATCTACCACAACTGTCATATTATCTAAGATTTTTTTCATTTCTTTATCAGTAAAACGGTAACGAATTTTAATCACCTTCCCTTATCAATTGATTATCTTTTGAGAATAAGAGAATCTAACTAAGCTGTTAAATACTCTTATTCTATATATTTTTAAGTTGTGAATAGATAATTTGTACTATTCATTTTTATTCTATTTTCCTTTTCTTGCACTTTATCTTTTCCAAAGCATGGTGCTTTTCCACTTAAAACTACATCATTATCACATTTGCAATCTTTATTTAATGGACACTTTTGGTTTAAGCATTTCATAAATGTTACCTCCTAGAATGGCATATCTCCATCATCTACAATTTCTACTAAATCATCTACATTTTGTATGCCACTAGGATTTAATAACTTATCCTTAGGTACATCTACGCCTTTTTTAATTTCTTCTACAGTTCTAAATACTTGGAACTTAGTAGCAAACTTACTTACACCTGCATTATCTAAGTATTCTTCTCTACAAAATAATGCACCTACTAATTTTCCTTTAAAGCAATCTGCAAAATGTTCTCCCCATGCTACTTTAAATCCGTTATTACTTTTCTCTACCATATCTATAAAAGTCTTAAATCCTCTATTGGTAGCACCTTCTGCATCTAATACAAGTTGTCTTACTATTGCATTGTTGTTCCATTTCTTTTCTGCTCTAGTATCGTTCTTATAGGCATTAGAATAGTAATTAGGTTGTACATCTGTCTTATCTGTATCTAAATAGATAACTACCATATCTCTTCCTGCTTTACTCTTAGTTTCTTCAACCTTCATTATTTTGCAGATATGTCCTCCAGCTTGCAAAGGTTCAAAACCTGTAAATCCTTGTACTTGCTCAAAATCTTGTGGTTTAATCATAATTATTTATCCTCCTTCTTAGCCTTTATGCTTATTGAATGAACATCAATTTCCTTATAAAGTTCAGATATATCTATATGGTCAATTTCTTTAGCATTAATCTTACTAACTGTACTCTCTACTTTTTCCTTTTCTAATCCTTGTCTTACGCTGTCAGCTATCTTTACAGTACCTCTAGGGCAACTATATTCAGTTAAATCATTCTCAGTTAAGAATTGTTCAAGTTCTTCCTTTGCACCCGTAATATAAGCTTTAATGTTCTTAGATTCCTCTCTCTTTTCTAAAATGCAACCTATTAAACTTGCTGCTCTTTCTTTACTTATTGTATTTTCCATTATTAATTTTCCTCACTTTCAACTTATCTAATTACTTTCTTAACTAACTTTTCAACTGCATCTGAGTTAGGTTCTTCGCTCATTCCCCACCAATTACTTCTTTGTGGAAATTTATTGGAAACCTGCTGTTTTGCTCTAAACTTTAATTCTCTTGCATTTAGTTTTTGTTTAGACATACTTTATTCCTTTCTAAAACTCTTCTATTGCCTTTAAAATGTCTGTAAACTCCTTCTATTATTTCTCTATCCAATTATTGTTCCTCCAACTCGTAATACTCACGAATAGTCTTATCAACCAATTTAAGATCGTTATCCATTTCTAGTGGAAACATATCCATAGGACTTTTTGCAGTTGTATAACCATCACTTTGGGTAATAAATTTATGTTCAGTACCATCTGTAGTAGTTAATAATACTATGCTGAATAGTCCCTCTAATGTAAGTTGATTATCAATCATCTTTCCACTAGTCTTGGCTTTAATCTTTCCTGTTTCTGTAGTTTCAACATGATGCAAGAAATAAACTATTACATCATCTGGAACACCTGTAATAATGAACTGAATAAGATTTCTAAAATCTAATGCAATATCTGTAAACTTTCCGTAACCTGTTTCCTTTGCTTTATCAAACATTTGAAATGCCATTAGGTATTGACTATCATCAATTACATAAGTCTTAAGTTTAGACTTTGCTAGTCCACTTATAATTTGCTTATAGCTTGCACCATTAAGTTTTGGTAACTTCTTTCTAAATGGCAATGGCTTACTTGCTACATTGAATATTCCAACTTCTCCATCTTCAAAATTTCTCATTGAAGTGCTTTTTCCACTTCCACTCTCTCCTAATACTAAAACTGGTAATCCCATTTACTTAACCTCCCAACATTTCTTATATCCTTCATCAGTTCCCTTACGAATTTCTATAATTTTGCCATAAGTATGCCCATACCTTGTATTACAATAAACCATGTCACTTATAGACAATTCTTCATCAGAAACAAAGTCATAAAGTTTTCCATTCTTTGAGTGTTCTACTTCATAAATATTTACTTTTGGTTTTAATAAATTTTCCAATCTTTCAGGTTTATACCTATTAGGAGACCAACCATATCCTAGACTTTCTGATATTTCACAAATTCCTTCTTTAACTCCAAAAGTACATTCTTGACAACTTTGTTTATGCTCACAATAGTTTTGAACAACCTTTAATGCATTAATAACATTTAGTTCTTCTGTTTTGTCATCTTTAAATTTTATATTTCCTTTTTCAATTGCTAATTTCCAACATTCTCTGCACTCATCAATACAAATCTTTTTTCTTTTAAAATCTTTTAACTTGTACATGCTAGGACATCCGCTCCTATTAGTTAATTTTTTATTATCCAAAAATTCTTCTTTAGTCATTGTTTTTCTAATATTTTCAAAATCCATTAATTCTTACCTTCCTTTCTTTCCTTTAACTCTTTTACTGTCATAACTTGTCCTATAGGCTCATTCACTATATTTATTTGACCTGGAATTAGATTCATTAATACATTAAAAGCTTGTCTTTGTTCATCATTTAAAACTACTGGATAAGCTACATTATCTTTAATAAATGTTAATAAGAAGTTGTCTCCTGTTGCTTGCATTAGCTTTCACTCCTTTCTTCTTTTAAGACTTCTAATAATTCAGAATAATATTTAATACTTTTTTTACACTTTTCAAGTTGCTTTCTTAAATAATGTAAACAATCCTTAGTTACTGGCTGCTGAATACATTCCTTTAGGTCGATTAAATTAGCTTCTTGATAAGCTAGTCTTTCTTTTGTTATCCTAACTAAATTCATATATTCACCTACTTTTCTATATCTGAAACAACTGCATCTAATGTTTCACATACACTTAGTATCATGCTGTAAAGTTCATCATAGTTATTCTCTAAGTCCTCAGCAACGTCATTATCAGGTAATTGATGTCTTACATCTTCAACTAATGAACTGACTGTTGCTGACTTTTGTTTTAACATTTTAAGGCTTACCATTGCACACCTCCAGTTTTGTGGTATAATGAAATTGAAAATTTTGCTGTGCTACTTCGGATACTTTGGTCGGTTCCTTAGTAGCTTTTTCTTTTTTAGCTTTTATACTGTAAAACTTTTCTCTTAAGCGTTGGCCCTCAACATCCATTTCTAATATTTTGGCTATTTGACTCCATCCAACTTTTTTATTATTAAGTTTTTCTATCTTTTTAAATTGCTTATCTGTAATAACAATTTTATTTGCCCTTCTTGGCAATGTAACTCCTGCTTTCATTAATGCATCTGATACATGAATTTCCTTTGGTGATAATACTGCAATCACTAATGCTAACCAGTTATCACTCATGTTTAAATACCTCCTTATTTATTTTTCATATCTGATTCTTTTTAAGCTTGTCTATTTCTTCCTGTAGAATATCTCCAAACTTTTTATCTTCTCTAGTTCCTCTCCTAATAACTCTATTGGTTATTTCTTTTGCTTTTTCTCTATCATCTGCAATTTTATTTATTGCTAAGATATTTCCCATTCTTACCTCCTAACTTTATTTATAAGTTCTCTAGCTTTATTTAACTCATCTAAACATTTAGGGCAAATCTTAAGTCCCATAACTTCCACTAAACCTTCCATGTTCTCACAGCAATGACATCCACCAGTACTATACTTTCTTAATATTATGTCGCTTCCTTCTACAAAGATTTCTAAAGGAGTTCCTTCTCCATGATCTGCACCTTTGATTTCTAAAGTCTTTCTTAATTCCATTGGAAGAACTATTCTTCCTAATCCATCTACTTTCCTAATAATTCCTGTTGCTTTCATTTTTAATACCCTCCTGTTAATTTATTTTTAATCGTTACAATTCCTCACCTTAGCCAGTAGTGGTGTGTGGTTTATACTACTGCTTGACCAATAATAAATTATGTTAATCATTTTCTTAAAGGCATTTCAGCCTGTTTATCTTATTGTTTTTTTATCATGTCTTTTTCTTTAATTTGTTTGTATTTTTTATTAAGTTAAAATTGACAGACTCTTAGCACTTATTACTTGATATTCTCTTAAAAGCTTCTTCGATTCTTCAACTTCTTGTTTTAACATTGTATTTTCTTGTTGTAATTTTCTAAACTCAAATACAGAATGTTTTTCAAGTTTAACTCCTTCAAGTTCTGCTATATATTTAGGATGAAACATCATTCCTGGAACTCCCTTACATGGGCTTAATATCTTTTCCTTTACATATCTTCTAATTGTTCCTTCATCTTTCTGCCACCTTGCGGATAAATCTTTAATTGACAGTAATTTTTCTTCCATAAACTATATCTCCCTAATCCCATATAGTAACTTGCTGTGGTCTATCAAGTTTTATTACTCTTATGCTTTCATCTATAACTGGCAATACATTCTTATAATTATCTATGTCTAAGTCTTCCCACTTACTAATGCCTAGTAATAAAAATACTCTTGCTTTAACCTGTTCATATTCATCATCCGCTCTTATAATTCCAAGACGTTTTTTAATGTAAGAGCTTATATCACTTTTAGATTTACTCTTTATCTTGTAATACTCTCTTGCCTCTTGTAGCTTGTCCTCAAGTATCTCATTTATAAATGTTGTTATCACTCCTTTAAATTCAATCAATGAATTAGGATTATTAACAGCTTCTTTAATCCTGAAATAGTTATTAACTAATTCTCTTTGAACTTTCCATGCTAAATCATCTTGTAATGATTTAACTAACATTAAGTAACCACTTTCTGTAATAAAAATAATTTCTTTTGCATTACTACCGACGAAATTCGTTGTTTGTTTAAAATTTCTTAACTGTTCACCTTTAATACAAAAATAATCTTCATTTACTATAAGATGTTTTTTATTCTCTCTAAAGTTTCTTCCAGCAGTTCCTTCCACTCTTTCATGTAATAAATCAATGTCTTTAAAAGTTACTACTCTTTGTCCATTAAATTCTTTTACTAATAAATCAGTGTTATTAATTTTTACCAATTTATTCATCTTACCTCCTCCTAACCTGTTATTTTTAAATCTTTAAAGATTTCATCTGTAGTGCACCTATAGGTATCAGCAAGTCTTTTTATTAAACTTGCTGATGGAGTCCCTCCCCATCCTTGTTCTAATTTATAAAATGTGCTTTTACTTATCTTTAATTTTTCTAATAGAAACTCGTCCATTTCTAATCCTGCATTTAATCTTCTTAGTCTTATTGGCGTTAATTTCACTTAATCACTTCCTTTATTACTGTTTTATCATGTTATGTGATTTGTTTGTCTTGGTGTAGTTTTATTATGTCATATATCATGACAAAGTAAAAGTTCTATTTTATCATATTTTATGACAAAAATCAAAGATAAATCTCTCAATCTCTATTTTTCTTTAATTTACTAAAATTTGCTATTGATTTTGTCATATATTATGATAAAATTGTCATAGAGGTGAATTTGTTATGTTAGGTGATAAAATTAGAAATCTTAGAAAAAGGAATGGATTAACCCAGCAACAATTGGCAAATACTTTAGAAATTAGCAGATCTGCTGTAGGTATGGTTGAAAAAAATTTACAAGGAATAGGAACTGAAGCTTTAACTAAATTATCAGAGTTTTTTAATGTATCATATGATTTTCTTTTAAATGATTTAGAAATAGATACTTGCTCAATTTGCCGTTTTGAATATTGTCCTCTTGAAAAAGAAGACTATGAACATCATAAAATTAGGCATAATAATTTTTTGAATTTTCCTGAAAGGGACTTATTTTTAACTTATTCAAATAGAGAAATTATAAAAAGAAAGTGTCATGAAATACTTCAAGATGATAGCTATATCATTTCCGAAAAGGTTGATGCAGCTACAAAGCTTTATAAATGTTGGTATGCACGTAGTATAGAAGATAGTAACTTTAACATTAACCATCCTTTATTTAATGAATACATTGCCATGATGTTAAACAAAAAAGATTCTAAAAAATACTTATCTGAACCAGTATATAATTTGCTTGTTCAAAAATATGGACTTAAAGAAGGTATTCCAGATGGTGAATCTTACTCTCCACGTAAAATAATTAGTAATGAAAATACAAAAGAAGAAACAATTTTATTAGAAAACTTCAATAAACTAAATGATTTAGGAAAAGAGAAATTAATAGAATACAGTAATGATTTAATTGAAATGACTAAATACATAGAAATTAAAAATACTGTTGCTGAATTAGAAATTGTAACTAAAGAAGAATATGCTTTCGCTGCTCATGATGATGGATTAGATGAAAAAACTAAAAAGAAAAATCTAAAAAAAGCTAAAGCTATATTTGAAGAAATGGACAAAGAAAAGTAGTTCTTGGGGGATGGTTACATGACAAAATATGAAAAATTATTGGTTAAAGCCGAAAAACTTGGTATAAGAGTTAAAGAAATAGATTTTAAAACTTATGAGGAATGTGGATATTATCATACTAATAAAATTCTAATAAACTCAAGATTAACAGAAAAACAAAAACATGGTGTTTTAGCTGAAGAACTAGGACATCATGTTAAAACTTATGGTAATATTACACATCAATCTGAATTAAAAAATAGAAAACAAGAATTAATTGCTCGTAGAGAGGGTTATAAATTCATATTAGAACCTTTAGATTTAGTTTATGCCTATTGTCATGGGTGTAAAAACATCTATGAAATAGCAGAATTCTATGATATTACAGAAAAACACTTAAATAATATTATTTTAGATTTTAAAAATAAATATGGTATAGGCAAAAAATTCGATAAATATTTTGTTAGATTTGAACCTAGTTTTGGTTTTTATGAGATATTTAATGATAAATATATTTATCAAAATACAAATCCAGTTTATTAATAATTAACTGGTTAATTTTATAAATTCATTAAGAACATATATTCGTATATATCTTTAATTGTATGTATATATGCTTAAAGTATTTAAAACAAGGAGTGATTTTTATGGATTTTGAATATAACATTACTTACAGAAAGAAAAACAATGGATTGCAAACCATTATTAGTTATAAAGATAACAATGGAAAATGGAAACAAAAAAGTAAACAAGGTTTTTCTAATACAAGAATAGGAAAGAAAAATGCTAAAACATGGGCTGATGAAGTTTTACAAGAGATTAAAGCAATCAATCCTGTAGCTACTGAACTAAAAGATTTAACTTTTGAATCCTTTGTTTCTATGTATAAAAAAAGTTTAAGTTTAAGTGTTTCTTATTTAACAATGAGAGGATATAATACTTCTTTAAAACATTTTTCAGCATTAAATAATTTAAAGATTAATAAAATAACTACTATTCATATTCAAGATTGTGTCAACAATATGATTAAATTAGGCTTAACAACTTCAACTATTAAAACTTATTTACAAAAATTAAATATATTTTTCAATGAAGCAATTAACCAAGGGATAATTCAAAAAAATCCAATATCACATATACGATATTATAAAGATAAGCAAAGAAATACTAAAACAGCCTTAACTTTAAAAGAACAAACTAGATTGCTTGAAAATATATCTAATCCAAATCATTATTTAATAAGTCTAATTGCTTTAAAAACTGGTGCTAGAATTGGTGAAATTTTAGCTCTTACTTGGAATGATATTGATTTTGAAAATAATATTATTGTAATAAATAAACAATGGAATTTAAATAAAAAGGGGGAATATTCCTTCGTTGATGTTAAAGGAGTAAACTCTAATAGATCAATCCCCATTCCTTATGTATTAGTTACTGAACTAAAAAAATATAAAAATAAAAACCCTATAAACATAGATAATAGGATTTTTAAGTATAAAAATACTGCTTCTACATCTAGCAATTTAATCAGAGAATATGTACGAATAGGATTTAACATAAGTGTTCATGAATTAAGGCATACTTACGCTACTAATTTAATACAGAATGGTATTGATTTTAAAACTACTGCCAAACTGCTTGGACATACAGTAGAAATGACACTAAATGTTTACTCACATGTAACTGATGACATGATGAAAAGAGCAACTAAAATAATTAATAATTATTTTTAA